ACCTCATTTTTATCATATAACCTTATTGTATTCTTGTTTGATACTTTTTTCTTGATGTCCCAACGCACCCAGTCGTTGCTGTTTTTAATGAATGTAGAAGCCGATGTTTTAACTTGGATCTTGTAAGAAATGTTATCAAGTACGCTTAAGTAATCGTAGCGGGATTGGGGAGGACATTCAAATAACTCGTCAAAGTATCTGGCGAGGTAACTGGCGGTCAGGTATTCCCCTGCACGGCCAACTTGGTTCTGGTTCATTTTTGTAGTTCTTTAAGTTTGTTTTCTTCATCTTCAAGCACCACGCTTGGATTTCTTAGTCTAAAAATTGTTCTAGCTTGTTCTTGGGCTTGTTTTATAAGCGTTTCTAATATCATTTGTTTTTGATATTCTGTGCTGTTGGTGTAGTTTGGACTTAAGACAATTTGTTCAAGCTTTTGTTTTGTACCAAGCTCTTCTTGTATTCTTAATAAAGATTCATATTGGTCTGGTGTTAATTCAACAGATCCCATTTTTCTTTGTGGCATGCTTGGAACATAGCCAATTCTATTTAGTTCTGAAAATACTGGATCTTGTTGTATTTCAGAAATATTAATTGGAATGAAGGTATAACCAAAAACATTTGGTGTTGGTCTGTATTCTATGGTTTCACCAAATACATTTCTTTTAGGTGGTAAATCTTTTGATGTTTTACCAAAGAAAAACTCACCTCCAACCTGAGGTAATCTATTAATTAAATTATCGGTTGTTGTTCTAGCATCTCTTACTAAGTTATCCTCTGCTTTTCTACCATAGTAAAAAGCAGTTGGCACAAATGAACCTGCAAATCTTTGTAGGAATCTATCAGCATATCTGTCTGGATCACTAATAACTTCAACTGCACCAGCCAAGCCAGTTAAGAAAGTTTTATTAATTAAGTTTTCAGAAACAGAACCAATCAATTGTGTGCCTATATCTGCTATAGCATCTTGGTTTTCATCTTGAAACTTTTGTGGTGCATCTCTAACAATTTCATTGAGATCGGCTGTCACACCAAACAATATACCAACAGGCTCAAATCTATTGTAAGAATAATATTTATTGCCAACTTTAATAGAATACGGCTGCCAACCTTCTTCCATAAGCTGTTGTTTTTCTTTCCATGCTGAAGGACCTCTACCAGTTATTTGTCCGTTTTGTGCTAGTGTAGAAACACCCGCCATTATTGAGGCTCCCAAAGCTATTTTGCCTAATGCTTTATCTCTAGCAAGACCGCCTTTAACTATATCTTCTTTCGTTTGACCAAAAAATGCTGATGTTGGCAATCTATCAAAAGCGTAATTAACAATATTGATTGGTGTTCTAATAAAAGGAGTTAAGAATCTCCATCCTGGATGTCTAGCTACATAAGCCTGCCAATCACGAGCAAGCCCTGTTAATGGTTTAGTAAATGTTACATAACGCCCTTCATCAATGGCATCTAGTTTTACTTCTGCACCAAGCTTGGATTTATCTCTTAAAAGTTCATAAGCTCTTTTTATACCTTTTCCTTCTGCTTTGGCTTTTCTTACAGCTCGACCAAAATATTCTTGTTGTTGTCCTATGTTTTTAAAGAAAGCATCACCAATTTGTAAGGCTGCTCCTGGGATTCTTATAATATCACCAGCTAAACCAGGTATGGCTTTTTGTCTTGCTAATTCTAATTTTGTAAGAGGATCTGCTAAATCAAAAGATTCTTCTAAGGTTGCACCAAATCTTTCACCCACAAAAGGTATTGGTTTAATTAGGGCTTTACCAATTCCCCTTAAACCTTCTAGTGCACCATAAATAGAACCAGCAAGTCTTGCTCCAGCTTCACCAAAAGTAATTTTATCATCGCCTTTTCTAAATTTTCCTGCAGCAGCAGCCAAGAAATATTCTGCTGGTCTAAGACCAGTTGTTATTGTGTTGGAAATAATATTAACCATGTGTGTTGGTGGCGCTGATAACAAACCATTAATCCACAATTCTTGAATCATATCTTTGTATGTTGGTTTGTAAGCTTCTTTGACAAATGTTGCCAAGCCTTCATCGGAATCAATTTGTGTTATAGCTTTAGCTAATTCATCAATATCATCTCTGGTATTTGTTTTTAGAAAGTCTGCAATAAATTTATTTTTTTGTTCGGCTGGACCAATGTATTCTCTGTAAGCTCTTAAAGCTCGACCAGCTTCAGCAGTTATACCAACCAATTGTTCTGCTAAAGAAGCAAACTTGGTCATAGCATATTTAAGCTCAACTCTTAGAGCATCTGATGCTTGCGATGGATCTGCTACTTTTCTTGCTAATGTTGCCACTCTTGCGCCAGCTTCATCGAATAACATTCTAGTAGCTGTAACTTGTTCAGCATTAAAAGCCTGACCAACCTTTCTTAACATAACATCATCTGGTGTCATACCAAGTTGTTGTGCTAATGCTTTAAGCTCTTCTCCTTGTGTACCAAACTTAACCACCCTACGAGCTGCATCAAGATTTACTTTATTGTCAACGACATCTTGAACTATCTTTTTAAAATCTTCTGGTTCAACATATTTATCTAATCTTATATTGCCAGCTTTTTCTGGTCCTTCTACTGGTGGTTTATTACCACCTTGAGATAATCTGATTTCTGGTTCATCAACAATACCAATAGCTTCTCTTGCTTCTCTAGCAACTCTTTCAGCCCTTGATTTTAGTTGTATTTCAAATTCATCAGTTTGGCTGTCAAAATACTCTGCTTGATCCAAACCCTGTTCTATATAATTTTGTTCATTGTCTATATTTTTTAATGCCGATCTAACTTGTGCATTAGTCATAGTAGTAGGATCGTAACCAGCAGCTTCTAATTGATTGACCAATGAATCTGCTGCGTTTTGTTCATCTTGAAATCTTTGGTAATCATCGAATTTTACATCTGATGGTAAAGGTCTATTGTCTGCTAAAATGCTGCTAATTTCGTCTTTTTCTAAACCACTATATCCTGTTGCACGATCACCCAATCTGCCAGTAAATCCTGCTTCGGTTAATTTTTCTCCAGCCCTTTCAAAAGCATCACCTGGTCTTAAATCTCTTGATAAATATGATGGTGGTAACTCTCTTCTTGTATAACCCATAGATGATGCAACATCTTCTAAACCATAATCTTCTGGGTGAAATTTTAATATAGAACGAGCTAGTTTTACTTTTGGTCGTACTGGACTTAGATCGCTAGGCAAACCACCTTTATTAACAAATCTTTTAACAACGTATTTTTTTGCATCTGTTAAATTGCCAAATCTTTCTACTGGTCTATTAATTTCTTCTTCAGTAAATTGTTTTCTAAGGTATGGAATTTCATCATCAATATTAACACCCCTAGCTGCTTTCTCATCTTTTTCAATATTTATTGCTGCTTCAACCTCTTCTTTGTTTCTAAAACTTTTTATATTTAATTGATATGTGCCATCTGGATTACGCACAAAATCAAATTTATTTTTACCAACTTTGGCAGAAGCGTTACCACTAACATCATCAAATTTAAAATTAATAGGATCTTTTTGTTGTGACCTAATAATATTTTGTTTTTCTTTTGTTAGTTCATCAAATGATTTAACACCAGCTTGTGGTTTATATGGTTGTACATTTTGTATTGCTTGTTCTGCTGGTACATCAGTAACAATGTTTTCATCTGTTTCAGCCGTTTGTTTTACTTCAACTTCTTTAGTTTTTTGTGATCTTAATTTACCCAAAGTTCTAGCAGCAAATTCAAAAGGGACAGCTATGGCAGATCCTTCAAGAGCCATTTTAAGTCTTTGTAATGCTTCTGGATCTTCTGGGTTAGCTTGTAAAAATTCGAATACAGCATTAGGTGCTACTTCTTGTAATAGATTGGATAGTCTTTCTTCATCTGGAGAAAATGCGTATTGTTCTACTGCTGAACCCAAGGCTATTTCTTTACCAGTTCTAACAAGTTGGTCTTTAGAAAAGAATTTTTCACCAGCTTTTTTTGTTATTTTTATACCAGCATCAGATAAAGCTTTTCTTGTGCCTGCGTATGGAAGAGCATATTGTCCAATCGTTCTGGCAACTTGTAGCCCAACGCCTTCTGGCTCTGGCACTTCTGGTAATGTAAGAGATGGTTCTTCTTTTTGTGTAACAAAATCTACTAAAGCTTTTTCTGCTCCTGGCACGTTTTGTCTTTTTGCTGCAGTTAAGCGAGCAATATTTGTTAAGTAAAATGGATTTTTTAAATTACCAACAAAATCACCAAACTCAATAGTTGCTTGTCCTGCATCTCTTAATGCACCAAGAACGGTGCGGTAAGCAATATTTTCAAATCCTGTTGGTTTTTCTTCTTGGGTTTTAAAAGGATCAACAATGTTAGTTGGTTTTGCAAAGGGATCTATTATAGGATCTGCCATTTTTAACTACCATAGTTTTCATCATACCAATCAACAAGAGCTTCATCAGATACATTTGGATTTGAAATTTTTAACTTATTCCATTCATCTGAAGTTCCTGTAAAATTAGGTGGAATAATAGAAGGTCCTGGTTGTGGTTGTGATTGTGATGAACCACCAAATTGTCCTAACAATCTTTCTTGATAGGTTGGTCTTAAAACAATATCCTCATATAACTTCTGTTGTTCTGCTGTTAAAGATTCACCTCTTTCTATTTTTCTAATTATTGAATCAATAATTTCTTGTTTGCCTGGCTCTGGTTCAAACAATACAGAAGCTTGAGTTTTAACGTCTAATTGTTTTAATAATTCTTTTTGTGATTCTGGTAAATTAGAAGCGTCTATAGCTTTATTTAATTCTTTCTGCAACTCTTCTTGTTGTCTTTTTTGCTCTTCTTCTTCTTGTTGTTGTCGAAATAATTGTTGTCTTTGCAAAACACCACTAGATGGATCTTTACCCCTAAATACATCACTGAATGCAAGCAACATATTACCAAGTTGTTGTCGTCTTTTCAGATCATTGCTTTGTTGGTTTTGATTAAATTGTTGTTGATTAAAAACATTTTGAGGAGCTAATCCTTGATTGTCGCCAGGCTGTCTAAACCCACCAACATTTAAAAGACTCATTGGTGAAGTGTTAAATGGTTGAAATGGATTATTTGGATCGTATGCCATTATTATTTACCTATTCCCAAAAATCCCAAAGGATTAAAACCACCTGCATAACCTGCACCAAGTAATCCAGTTATGCCACCTAAAATATCACCAGCGCCTGTTGTACCTCTTGATACTTGTCCTTGCATAGCTGGAATACCGCTAAGAGCTTGTGATAGTAAACCAAACTGTTGTTGTGGGTATCGTAACGCACGCTCGAACTCTCCTCTTCCTGCACCCAGAGCTTGCTGTTGCAATGCTCTTTGTTGTGCGCCTGTACCTAGTAAACCAGATACAGCAGCTCTTTGAGCCTGTTCTTGTTGTCCAATCAAACCAGCTTGGAATTGTTGTTGTCTAAGCTGTCTTTCAATATCGGATTCAGCAGCTCTTTGTGCTTGCTCAAATCCAGCTTGTCGTAATTGTGGTGCAACTCTTGCTACTTGTTCAGCATACGGACGAGCAGCTTCTGCTTCTAAGATCGCACCTCTTGAACCGCCAAATGCGCCTGCACGAATGGCTTGTTCTTGCGCTCTTTGTTGAGCTATATCGGCTTGTCTTTGAATATCACCAAGGGCAACATCAACTACCTGCTGTTCAAATGGTGAACGATATGCTGATATATCAGCACCCAATAAAGATGGTGCTGGTTGTTGCATTAATTCTTGTCTTTGAGCAAATGGATCAAATTGTTGCGCTCTGCCAAATTGTTGTCTTGTAGCTCCAAAGGCTCTTAATTCATCTGGTGAAAAACCAGCTACTTGCGGGCCTGTATAAGGTATAAATGGCTGTTGTGCCAAACCTCTAGCCTGTTGATAGATGTCTTGATATTGTTGTTGTTGAAACTGTGGTACTGTGGTTTCTACTGTTTGCTTGCCTTTACTCATAAGTCTTTTCTAATTAAATATTCTGGCTCGAAACCTAATCCTTTTAGCTTTCTAAGCCAACCTTTACGGCCACCGCCATAAAGTCTTTTTACTTGCGCTCTACGAGCGAAATCTTCTATATATGGTAACATTTCTGCGAGTTCTTCGTACTTGCCACCACAGAACAATAAGTTCAAAGCTCTGTATTGTGGGAATACAACAAACTCTGTAATCATGGCTGATTTCTTACCAGGCCATAAATGAAATATTCCTTGTCTTATTTTATCCTCTATGTCGTCTATTGTATAGCCGTCTTGGTGTTTTACGGCTTTCTCAATCCAAGGTTTACAACGTTCCCATTGTATTTCCCATTCTTGTTGCGACTGGGATTGTCTGTCTAATTTTTTAATCGCCTCTTGCATATTCAACAATGCTCATGTGAATATCTAAATTACCAGCATGATTGCCTTGTACTTTTATTATTTCGTCTGAATGAATAATAATTGGTCGTTCTAAAAGTTCTGTTGTGCTATTAGCACTAATAACTTTGCCACTAAATAAATTAAAGGTATCAGAACCATGCGTATTGGTAACGTCTATTTGTGTTTGTTGTCCTTGATGTTCACAAACCAAAAATGATTGAATAACTGAAAAACTAAAATCATCACCAGAGGGTGAGGTGTAAACCGTGTAATCAGTATTGGCTAATGTGATATTAATATGCACATTTTCAGCTCGTTGTATGTATTGTCTTTGTGAGGATAAATCCATTATCTACGTCCTCTCGCACGAGCATCCACTCGTATTTGTCCGACTTGGAAATCTTGCGTGGTTGAACCTGTGACTTTCATCTTAACCTGACGTGCGTTAAAGCGTGCGTCGGTATAACCATCGTTCTCAAAGGTGAATGAACCAAAGTCTGTTTCAGATCCTAATGGGGTAAATTTACCAGTAAATGAAATGGTAACGCCTGGTAAGACGTTGGCTTCTTCATCGGGTATGATTTGATTGACTTGAGCAATTCTGTCGCCCTGTCCGATTTCTATTGGTCCAGACTGACAAAAAGGTGATAAACCATTTAAGTTAGGTGATTTAGCTAAAGTTGTGCTTTCGTGTTCGTAGATAAAGCCAGATGAATCACCAGATATAGGAAAATCAAATACGCCTTGGTCGATCCAACAACCACGATCTAATTCACCGATTGACCATACGTTTTGTGCGTAGTTCCATATAACATATTTGTTTGGTGTGTATTGTCCTTCACCAGATGGGAAACCCCACCATATTTCATTGAAGTTTGAGTTGTGTCCACCCCAGCTTGCAGCTCTACCTGGTACGTTTAAGTTATCAAAAACGTAATCATGCACATCGCATTGTATTTCTCTAACTTGTCCATCGTAAATAAAGAATGAGTTTTCTCCCATCCATGCTAGGAAATTACCAGTTGGCACAATAACTCTACGACCAACGGCTTTACAGTTTGTCCCAGCATCAGCGATGGAATAAACAAATGGGCTGCCAGCGTAATACATACGGCTGATACCTGTATCACTAAAGACAATAACGTCTGTACCAAACTTAACGGCATACAAAGCACGTCCGCCCGTTGGTATTTGTAGATCACCAGCAGTATTACGAGCTAATGGTGTCCAGTTGGTGCGATCTTCTCTATTGGACCAAGCAACCTTTCTTGGATCATCACTAGAACCAATGGTTACTAAATGTCTTTCGTTGGTGACTATGATGGCTTGGTTGCCTGTGGGTGCGTTGGTTACTGCGGTAGCAACGGTATCTGGTGTGCCACCTGATGAATCGGGCGACCATTTGTAAACTTTACCATCGCCAGAAAAACAAAAGACTAAATCCTCTCCCCAGTTATCAAAAGAAAAATGCCCTGTATCAAGCGGTAAGCCAGATTGCGAACGTGCGTCGCCATAATCTTCTACCCCCCAGTTATATGCACCATAACCTAAAGGATCGTTAGAAGCGTCATTGACGAAGCCTACAGGGGTAATATCGGTCCAGGTGTTGTCGTACAAGACATAAACTTTTTGCCTTGTGCCGACAGCGAGAACAGCATTACCAGCATTGTCTGAATAAGCGTGCATCCCGATAGGTTCACCATCGAGAGCTGTGCTTCTTAATTTGGACCAGCCACCTATAGGTTTTAGGTAGCCATTTTCAAAACGAACTAAGTTTCCATCAACCCAACGGCCTTTATTGGAATAATTCGTGCCGTTGGTGACAATTCCTGCGGGTGGAGTGATAGAAACTAATGCCATACATTTATTTTACTTCTTTAAGTTTAAAGCGAGTAGATCCACATATTTTTTAACTTTGGCTACTAGCTCATCGTCTTTTGTGCTTGGTGTTAAAGCCGACACAATAGATGCGATGGCAATAACGTGTACTGCTATTTGTACGATACTAATTATAAAATCCATATTTATCTTCCTTAGTTAGCCGCAATATAAGCTTCACCAACAGATACAGCACCTGAGTAAGATGACTTATCTCTACTATCAGCGACTACTTCTTCGTAAGCTAATACGATATTTAGATGGTCTACATTACGTTGTACCATATCGTTAATTTCGGATTGTTCTAATCCTTCAACGTTCCAACTGCCATCATTAACTCCGTTGATTAAACTAACAGAATCGTCTGCGGCACTTAGAATATCATCTACGTTTCTTTCAATTGACATTTTAGTTTCCTCCTTTTATGTCATTAATTTCTTGTTTCAAGCTTTCTACTTGACTGGATAGTTCTTGTATAGCTTTGATTAGTGGGTGAATAAACATCTCTTGAGATATGGCTTGAATACCTGAAGATTCTTCTATATCCCAACCACCAAAATCTGTAATGTTGTTTTTCTCAAGAGCTTCTTTAACTTCTTGAGCAATTAAACCATAAAGTTTTTCTTTGTGTTTTGGTTCTGTTTCTTCTGGATTGTAATCTGGTAAATCAGAATCTATATCTGCTTTTGCTTTCCATTTAAAAGTAACTGGTCGTAGGTCATTAATAAAGTTTAAACCACAATCGTTGTTGTCTTGAATTTCTGTCTTGTATCTTTCATCAGAAACCCTAGTCCAAGAAGCATTAGTATCAAATTGATTATGAACTCTATCATTACCAGTTGAATATCCAAAAGTAAATCTATTGCCTCCAACCCCTCTTACATTATGACCTAAAACAATTTCTCTTGAACTGTCGTTATTACCACTTGTATTGTTACCAATATATATTCCGTCTATACCTGTAGTAACTCCATTTGTGCCACCATTATATCCAGCACCTGCACCAATACAGATATTTATTGAACCAGTTGTTATTCCTGCTCCTGCAATATCTCCAATACAAGTATTAACATTAGCAGTTGTGATAGCAGTTCCTGCACCTTCTCCTACCAACACATTTTGTGAACCTGTGGTAATAGCATCACCAGCTAATGACCCAACGGCTACGTTATCTGTACCTGTTGTATTAGCAGTCAAAGCACCATATCCTACTGCAGTATTATTAGATGCTGTAGTATTATTTTGTAAAGCAAGACCACCCACAGCAACGTTATAATTACCTGTTGTGTTTTGATATAAAGCAAATCTACCAAAAGCACTATTTTCTGAACCTGAAGTATTGCGTTCTAAAGCAGACCTACCAAAGGCATCGTTGTATGAGCCTGTATTTGTGGTTAAAGCTGCATAACCAACGGCTGTATTTTCAATACCTGTAGCATTAGCATCTAAAGCATTTGAGCCTATTGCAACATTTAATGTACCTGTGGTTATACTCTCTCCAGCAAGGTGTCCCATTGCTACGTTATTAGAACCAGAAGTAATCTTTCTTAATGAACCAACACCGATACCTATATTTTGATAAGCGGTGGTAGCAGCATAAAAAGGTGGTAGGTTTGAGCCATTAAATGAACCAATACCTACGTTGTTATTTCCTGTTGTTAACCCTGTTCCTGTACTGTCACCAATCATAACGTTTCCAGTAGCAGTTGTTCCTACCTTCGCATCGTGACCAACAGCCACACTATAACTTCCAGTTGTTCTATTAGAACTTGCATTCTTACCTAGAGCTACGTTTCTAGTACCTGTGGTGTTGCCATATAAAGCTGATTTACCGAGTGCTGTGTTATCAGCACCTGTAGTATTGGAGCCTAAAGTATCTCGTCCAACTGCTGTATTTCCTGCACCTGAGGTATTGGCTACTAAGGATTGTGCACCAACAGCTACGAGTGAATCACCTGCTGTATTGGCTTTTAAGGCTTGTGAGCCTACTGCGGTATTGAATGAAACTGTGTTGGCTGATAGGGCTTCATAACCTATAGCTGTACCATGACTTGTTGTGGTATTGGCACCTAAAGCTCCATATCCTATAGCCACATTAAGTTGTCCTGTAGTATTGGCATCTAGGGCTGTAGAACCTACTGCAGTATTTTGTGTACCTGTTGTATTAGCACCTAAGGCTAAATAACCGACACCAGTATTGTGGTTTGCTGTTGTATTGGCAAGAAGAGATTGAGAACCTAGAGCTGTATTAGCACCACCTGTAGTATTACCACCTAAAGCTGCTCTACCAAAACCTGCATTATTATCTCCTGTACTATTAGCATCTAAAGCTTCAGAACCAGCTGCGGTATTATTAGTACCTGTAGTGTTAGATAAAAGTGCATCAGAACCTACTGCAGTATTATTACTTCCAGTATTATCTCGTAATGCTCTATCACCCAAGCCAGTATTGTTAGTTCCAGTAGTTACGGCATTAAGTGCATTATTACCAAAAGCAACATTCCTTGTACCAGTAGTGTTGTTATAAAGTGCAGCAGAACCTATACCAACTAAATCACTACCAGTAGTGTTGCTATATAATGCTTGATTTCCAACAGCAATATTGTAACCACCACTTGTCAAACTATTCAAAGCTGTATCACCTAAAGCTACGTTACCTGTACCTGTTGGATAGTTACCATCTAGTTTGATAGATCCACCATCTATAGAAACATTACCACTAACAGTAAGCCCTGTAAGTGTGCCGACTGAGGTTATGTTGGTTTGAGCTGCGGTTGCAAGTGTTCCTGTAATAGAAGTGTTTGCTGTCAGGGTTGTAAATGTCCCTGCTGCGGGAGTTGTCCCACCAATGACGGAACTATCAATAACTGCACCATCTAGGTTGATGGCGACCGATGTTCCTGTGGAGGAAAAGATCGCATCAACATCGTCTAAGTTGTCATTAAGTTTTGTTCCCCAGGTATCGGTTGATGCACCGACCTCTGGCTTTGTTAAGTTAAGATTTGTTGTAAATGTATCTGCCATAATTACCTATTTTGTTGTTCCGTCCAAGATGTGCTTGGATTTGCTTGTTCTGTCCAACTGCCTGTTGTGGTTAATTCTGACCAATCTTCAGAAGGTACAGTTTCATCTTCCCATTTTAAACCACCTATGATAGAAAGTGAACTTGTTTGTGCAAATGACGACGCACCATTAAATCTGGTATTTAAGCTCGATGCCACACCAGAAGTGACGCTAATAGCCGATGCACCAGTTGTTAGTTGTGTACCATTTGCTGCAATAGATGCACTAACGCTAATGGTTGCTTCACCTACGTCAATTTGTGTTCCAGTTGGTGATATAGAAGATGATACTGAGATTGTGCTTACACCTAGATCAATCTGTGTGCCAGCAGCACTTAAAGATGCACTTGCCGATAAATCGGCATCACCACCTAAAATTAAGATCCCAGCTTGTGTAGCTGATGATGTAACGCTTACCGATGATGCACCTAATTGAGTGTAGTTGCCTGCTGAAGTGGTGCTTGAGGTAACAGATATGCTGGCTTCACCAACATCTATTTGTGTAGCTGTAGGGGAAACAGAAGCAGTTACTGATACGGATGATACGCCCAGCTCATATTGTAAGTCACTCCAGTTCGACTTACCGTAACCACCAAACCCATAACCTTGCTGGGCCATTTAATTAATCCAATGAAATAGTTACTGAACTAGCGTTGAATCTGAATACATCTCCGTTTGATACTGTTTTAGATGTGGTTAAGTCACCGTATGCCAATAAATTACCAGCACTTGAAGCGTCAAATAAACCCATAGCAACGACTGTACCGTAATCGGCTGTTGCTGTTGGGAACTCGACTGAGCCACTATTGCTGATAGATCCACTAGCTGCCGTGCCAAATGCCATTGATTGACGCACATAGCCACCGCCAGAAACTTCTGTACCACCACCTGTATCGTCTGGTGCGACAGTATAAAGAGCCACATAGATTGTTGCTGGTGCTGTATAAGATGCGCCACCAAAAACGTGGTCCAATACTTCAAGTTCTAAATAATCTGAAAATCCTGCCATAATTTGTCCTAGTTATTATTAAAATAGTATATATTCTTTTTTGCTTTTCCGTAAGTCCTTCTGCGTTGCATTAGTGATCCTTTTCCAAATTCTGCCTTCTCTTGAGCCAATCTCATTTCTTCCAATGCTTTTTCAAATTGTGCATTGAATAAACCAACTCTTTCATCTTCCATTAAGAAGATAGAAGCGTGCTTTAATGCACCATACAGATAAACGTCTGGATTGTTATTGGACACAAAATTAGATGTATTGGAATCCGATAATGCTGGGACTTTTTCGTAATAAGTAAGTTGTAAGGTATATGATGTATCTGGAGTTGGTGCTAGTTCTAAAGCATCGTCCATAACAGCATAATAAACTGGCTGACCAACGACATTATCGTTGGCTCTTCTGTAAACATCTAATGATTCTAGTGACTGTTGAAATAAAGGTCTGAAGTCATTTGATGTAATCTCAACATTAATAACTTCTAACCAATCGGTTGGTAAAGACATATATTGGCTATCAGCAGTTGCTGTAGCTCTTTTAATCATTTCTTTGGTTCTTAATCTTCTATTGAGTTCGGCTTCTGTTTGGTCAATAAATAAATCCAATTGACTATCTAAATCCGATCTATTAAGAAATGATGCTATGTTAGTTTTAAGCTCTGAATATGTCATACTCTACCTTTCCAAGTTCTGAACAATTTATTATCTGGATTGTTCAACCATTTTTTCCATGCCTTCTGATCTTTAGCCCAACCTTCTCGCATGGCTCTCTGATATATTACCATAGGAACTTCAGCAACGTGTCGTAAATCTTTCCCTGGTTTTAAAGTGTCTGATAAATTTTTAACGTACTCCAATGTTGGTTGTACGTCTTGTTGGGTGTGATAAATAACTTTATCGTCTTCGGTTACAAATTCATGTTTGTAACCTGATTTATGATCTATTAGTGTTCGTCTAGCCATAAAAGGTGGGTGGGACTAAGCCCACCCGTTTATATCATTAAGATACGTTTAAGTCTGCGACAACACCGTGTGCAGCTTCGTTAGATACTTCTAAGCCGTACTCAACTACAATCATCTTGGTTTCTGCATCACCAATTGTTGCAATATCAACAGTCTGGAAGTTTCTTAGATATGCTACTTTTGCATATTCTGGATCAACCAATAATAGAGATCTCTCTCTTGATCTGTTTGATGGTAAGATTTGTAACTCACCAAAATCAGATGAATAGATTGATACAGATGCTTCTACAGTGTTTGCATCAACAAACTGTCTTGCTTGTGATCTACCTGTGAAACCTGAAATAACTTGTTTGTTAAATGGTCCACAAATAGCTATTGATGGCTCACCGCCATTTTGGAAAGCAAGTTCTAGTACATCTTTTAGTAAATCTTCTGAAAGATCACGTTGTGTACCGTCTGTTACAGCAGCTCCATCACCACCATCAGCACCGCCAGCTCCTCTGGATTTGTTTGACTCAATCCAGTTTTCGAAACCACCAGTTACTCTAGCGACTGATGCACTACCTGTAGCTTTAGCTCCTTTTTGGCAAAGGGCTTCTTCCATATCTCTTTTTAGTGCTTTAGACATGATAGCAAGTTGATGAGCCATTTCTGATCTCTTACCTGCTGGATCTGAACTCTCTTGAGAACCAGAAACTGTTGCATCTCTTTTTGAGATCATGCAAACGTTACTTTTTCTCACAGTAGCTGTTGCTGCTGCTCTTGAAAGTTCGAAACCTTCTAATTCACCAGTTGCGACAGGTGTTGGTAATGATTCTGTTTGCCAATCAAATACCACGTTATTTACATTTCTAGTGCCGATAGAACTCATAAATGGAGTTTGCATAGGGGATATGTTGTAAATAATATTACTCAAATCCTCTCTATCAGCAGTAGCGCTATATGTATCGAAAGCGTTAGTTACTTTAGCCATTTCTTCTCCTTATTTTAATAGCTGTTCAAATAATTTTGCTGCATCCTGAGATTTCCCAGTCTGCTTCAATTTTTGACGCAATTTTTTCTCAGCCGACCTAGATGGCTTCCTAGTTGATGAACCTGGCTTTCCTGCTCTTACAGGTGCTTTCTGCGTTGGTTTTTTCTTTACGGCTTCTGCGTTTTGGCTTTGTAACCATGCAGATCGTAAACCAAGCAAAGCTCTGTAATCGTAAACTGAATCCATTTCCTCTGGGGTGTAACCCAAAGTGTTTATCCCATAATCTCTGATTGCAGCTTTTTCTTTGCTAGCAATCTTCTCGTCAGACCATTCAGGTATAAGTTCCAGAAGTTTTTGTTGTCCATATTGAACAACTTGTGCAATCTGTTGTTGTTGCTGAACCAAAGCTTCCTGTTGGATTCTTTGTTGTTCAGCTTGTACAGCTTGCAACTTTTCTTTCTTCTGATCCCATACTTGTTTTTCTCTAACGTATGCGATTGGATCATCTTCACTTAGCTGTTGCCAATTCGGTTCATTCTCTAAGTCACCTTTCAGTTGTGCTTCCATTTTAGGAAGCAATTGAGAATAAACTGCATCTCTTTGAGATAGCTCAGATTGCTGTTGCTCAATCAACCTGCGTTGTTGTGACAGTTCTTGAGTTTTTCTCGTATAGTCTTGCTGCCTTGAATATCCATTTTGGAGTTCTTCGAGCGTGACCTCTTGTTCTACACCATCAACTTTAATTGTGTAAAGTTGAGGTTGCTCTACTTCCTCTTCAATTTCTTCTTCTTCAAGTTCTTCAACTTCTTCTTCATCTTCAAGAGATTCTGCAATCTCTTCAAGCTCTTCTTCCTCTACGACTTCTTCTTGGGCTTCTAATTGCTCCTCAACAGCTTGCGCTTCTTCGGGAGTTAAGAAACTTTCAAAAGATGTAGTAGTCTTTTGCATATCTGTTTGTAGTGCAATCGGTTTATCCGTTGTTGCCATATAAACTCCTTATATAGGTTGTATTAATTTTAAACTATAAATATTGTTTATGTAAGGCTATTTGACTTTTTTAAGCCTATCGGCTTGGAATTTGGTAAGCTTGCCTTTATCGACAATTATTCTTAAATGACGTTCTATTTCTGGTAATAGTAAGATTGCTTTGTGCAAATCTTCACGCATACTTACATCGTCTATATTTCTATTGTTTAACCAATGTTGAATATACTCTTGCTTTAGGTTTGCTAAAGCCAATTTAAAAACATCGCTGTTTAAAATGTTTTCTGCTTCTTGTGCGTTTGCGATATGGTTTTCTTCACTCATTTAGATTTCCCTTTTGATTAAGTTTAACCAAAAAGAGATAATTTTCCAAGCGGTGATTTTGGTGGCAATATATCTTTTTCTGTGCCTGGTTGAGTGTAACGTGGTTCGCCTTGAGCTTCTAAGGCAGATAATCTTGATAATATTCCTGATGGATCAAACTGAGGTATTTCTCTACCTTCTAATGCAGCCAATCTTCTTTGTAATCCTGATGGATCAAATTGAGCTGGCGTTGGAATCCCAGCAATACCTTCACTAATTAAACCCCTAATTTCTTCGTCTGTTCTTGGGATAAAAGATGGTATATCTTCTAAACGAGCAAAGCCACTTAAATCTTGCTGTGGGATTACAGGCTGATATTCACCCAGCCTACCTTCGATTAAATCAATAATATCTTGATCTGATCTTGGTTGTACATCAGACATTCTACCCATAGGTCCTATGATCTCACCACCAGGACCAAAGATTTCAGTTGGCCTAATACCATCTCTAAATGGATCTATTTCTGGCGCTCTAAAACGCTCTGGATCTTTTAATGGATCGTATTCTCTAAAATCTTTTGAGCCACCAACGTAAACACCATCGTCTTGTCCTTTATCTTTTATACCAAATAATTCTGCTAATCTTCCACCAGGACCTAATGGTCCACCGAATATATCTCCACCTGGTCCTCTTATTTCTGTAGGTCTAAAATCATCACCAACTCTACCAAAAATATCTTCTTCTACTCTTAATCTTTCATAAGGATCTATGCCTAGATAAGGTCTAAGATCTCTGCCATCTGGTCCAATAAATCTTTCTACACCACCAAGCCTTTCAGATGGATCACGATAACCACCAATGCTTGCGTCTATTCCAGAGAAAAGTTTTGTGACTGGTGCGGCTGGAACTTGTGCTTGTGGTGCAACTGGTTCACCCATTGGTGATTCTAGTGAAAACTCTCTGCCTGGTTGTACTACTTGTTCAAATGGCATACCGCCAGCGATTGATCTGGCATAGTCAAAAGCCGATTGTCCGATTGGTGCGCCACCGCCTAATAATCCTCCACCCATGCTTGGCATATTGTAAAAACCTTGTGGTGGGATTTGTGGTCCTTGTTGTTGTCCCACGCCATAACCAGTAACAAAAGGAGCAACACTACCTAGTAATCCACCTAAACCGCTTAGACCACCAACAGCTCCTAATGCGCTTGAACCTAAACCGCCCAATGCTCCTAAACCGCTTCCTAAAGCAGAACCTATAGTTCCTAAACCGCTTCCTATGGCAGAACCTGCTGCGCCTAAACCACCTGTAATTGCTGAACCAACTCCAGGTATAAACAAACTACCTAATAGGGCTGCTGTTTTTGGATTGTCTTTAATGCTGCCAACAAGACCTTTACCACTAGGATCAATGCCCAGTATGTCGTCAAATATTTTTCCGCCTATTTTTTTTAAACTCATTTAACTAAAAATTTATCTAATTTTTCCTCAAGTCTATCAAATCTATCGAGAATTTGCGATACATCGTCTTTTAGCTCTTCTTTCGTAGCGTACTTGGTTGGGATCTCTTCACGAGTTTTGTTTAATAAAATATCCAATCGTTTTGCTTCATCAAAGTTTTGTCTAATACCATACAAGATTGGAGCAAGTACCAAGGTGATAAATATGTTCCAAAATAAGTAAGGTGTCAGTTCCATTAATAACTCCAAATATATGGTCTTATCTTACCATTTTTATCACCATTTATATCCAAATGAATGAATCTGTCCTTACCTTTTTGATTTACCCCGATCCCTGTGAAACCAAAGGAAGGAGCAGCAGATACTACTTCGTAGGCTTGTGAACCACTAACCAAAATATCAACGGCTAGACCTTTGGCGTGCATACCAGGTTTATCTTTATTAATTTCTGCTGGGTGTTCGGAACATCTATAACCAGATGTAACGATAAATGGGAACTCACACTCTTCTCGCAATTCCTGTAATTTGTCAATCAAATCATGCGATATTTCGTTTTTACCGCAATGTTTACATGCAAATTCTTCTAATGTGAAATTTTCCCAACTCATTTTGTTATGTTCTGTTTTTTTTCGTATGTTCTTAGTCCACCTAGACCAAGCATACCTAAAAGTATAGTCATTAATGAACTCATATCAAACTCTGGAAGATCGTATGCAACCCCTGCGACAGATAACGCAAAGACCGCAATGGGCGAGATAATGAAGTGATAGCCAAGTGCAAATGCACAAATCCAACCAACACAAGGTCGCCAAGACGCAACAAACCAATGACGGGATTGAGCTTCCATCTTATTGACTTCAATTTGTGCCATATTGGCTTTATGTAATTCCGTTTTAAGTTCATGTTCTAGTTTTGCCTTTAGGTCTTTATCGGCAACAAATTTATCTAAGATGCTAGTGACTGGACCACTAACAAGTTCTATTAGTTTGCTGGACATATTAACTCCTATGGACTTTTACTACTTCGAAAGAAATAGATTTTTTTGCTCCTTTGTGTGGCTTGTAACCACCCTCAGGATTTTTCATTAGCTTGACGTTTTTACCATCAACCATAAAGTGATAGCCTTTTGGTGCTTTCACTTGCTTTTTCATTTCTTCTTCTTTTTACCTACTCTAAGTTTTTTAAAATCAGCGCTTGTGATTTTAGTACGAGGTTTGGCTACACGAGCCAACTTCTTTTGTTTTGGTGAATACTTACTAAATGGCATTTTATTTACCCTTCTTCTTTTTTCCTTTTTTATGATATGGCATTACTTGCTCCTTTTTTTACTTTGTTTAGGTCGGTACAAATCAGCATCTGCTTTTCTTGCACCACCTTTACCTGTAGCAAAAGACCTTACTCTACCAGCAGCCCATTGGTGAGCTGAAACCTTTGGTCGAGATCCAGATGAATAATATGCACCCAATCCTCTTTGATAAACCTTACCTAGTGTGCTTTTTGATATGCCACTAGACTTAGAATATTTATCTATGACGGCTTGTTTACTCAACCCTTACTCCTTAGTTTGGATATTCTATTCATCATAGCTGGTGTAAGTTTTCCTGCTCTGTATAGTTTAGCAGTTTTTTTTATTTCACGCTCTCTTGCGCTTGGGTTTTTTGCACCACTAACGTATTTCTTAGGTACGCCACCTTTTGTTTTTGCAACTTTACGAAACTTTCTCATTATTTATCACCAATGGTTTGTAAGCAAAATAGGTTGCCAACAACCCTGCTGCTAAAGCTGTCAATGATGCTTCACCAATTTGTCCCCAAAAATGACTTGGGTGTATCAATAGATCGGCAAAAAATGTAGCAACTCCTATTTGTAAACCATGAAACCATTTCTTTTGTTCAAAGTGTTTAAGAAAGCTGTATTGGATAATAATTGCACCTAAACCAGCCAATATGCCTGTGTAGTTTGCTTTGTACCAATGGCTTAATGTTAGGGCTGATAAATCACCTTGTACCATCATAGGGAAACAAACATAACAAGCTTGTTGCCATTTGATAAAAAACTCTTTACTTATCTTTTTTATTACTGCCACCTTTAATGACCTCGCCTTCTGCTTTAACTTTGACTTTTATTTTTTTCATGCTTTATTCTAACTTGGATTCTCACATAGTTGTAGGCTTTCATATTCTCTTTGCCTTAAACCATCTATTTCTTGTTTGTATAAATTGATCTCAGTTTCCAAGACAAAGACTTGTCGTTCTAGTTCAACTGTTTTTGCTTCTAGTTCTCTAATATCAGGAAAGATATAATTGTTTTGATTCCCTCTAATGTTGCGAGCTTCTCTGGCATTTTTTTCAATACGCTCACTTATGTTGGCATAACCATAGACAGCAATGCTAATGGTCGCAATGATTTGCACTAGATAACTTAGTGAAATATTTAAAGATGTTTTGTCATCAACTTTGGCTACCATTTTTTGCAAGACCAATACCTAGCTGTTAATTTGCTTGGCGGATTGGTGTCGCATTTATGTCTGGCCCTAAATGACTTCCTTCTTTTGGGTTGGTCTTTTTTGATGGTCATATTGGGATCACCAAAACGAATTAATTTAACTTTATCTTTTAATTTTGCTAGAACAGCAAACTTTTTGTTTTTCTTTGGTGTTCTTTTGGGTATGTTGTAACCCTTAAATTTTTCACCTCTGTATTCAATAGCCATTAGTGTATTAACTTTTCCTCAACATTAATTATTTCTGAACTTGCATCTATTAAGCCACCAAACATAACAATAGCAAAATCGACTGCTTGTTCTTTGTTTAATGCTCTAACATCGTTGGCAATGTAAACTTCATCACCTTCAGCAATTTGCACATCAAATATTTTCAGTTGGGACATTTCTAAATAATCCTTGTGACTGAGATTTTTGTGCTTGTCTGATTAATTCACGATCACGTTCCATGATGGCATTGATCTCAGCGATATTAACTTGTGCGCCATACTTAGCTTGCAGTTCAGCAACTTTAATTCTAAGTTGTGCTTCCTCAATATCACGCTGACGATCGTCGTCCATGATGATTTTCATACGATCTGTTTCGGCATCAATGATAGCTTTCTGGGCTTGTACTTGTGCTTTCTGAGCTTCAGCTTGTGCCAACAATGCAGTTGGATCTGGCTGTGGTGGCTCTTGTGGCATTGGTGGTTGTGGCGGTACTTGCGTATTTAAGAAACTATTAACGTCTTTAAAGCCAGCCATTTCAACCAATCTTGACAAGGTATTAGCGTATTGCTGTAACGATACGATTGGATTGTTTGGTCCTAATGTTTGTAGTATTTGTTCTTGTTTGGCTGCAAGTTGTGTTAAGAAACCAAGTTTTTCTTCATCGGAAGATTTGGATAAACCAACATTAACCACGATGTCTTTGTTGTTGTCCCAGTATCTTGGATCAACTGGAATGAACTCGTTGTTTAGTCTAAACACATCTTGAGCTTCTTGGTGTTTAATGACCAGATTGTTAATTAAGCTAAAGAGTTCTTTCAGTCCACCTTCAGCAAAGTGTCGGCAAATCAATTCAATTCTGCCTTGAGCTGCTGACATAGTAGCAGATACGGCTGCTTTGGTTGATGACTGTAAGGCATCGGCATTAAGTCCAGCAGACGCACGGGAAACTCCTGTTCTGTTTTCTTTGGCATCGTCTAAGTAATTTAAAACTGGAAATGCTTGCTGACCAACAAAAGGTACGGTAAATGGTTGCACCATACCAGGCGCTCTCATTCTAATTGGCTGACCAATGTCGGTATTAAGCACATCGTCAATATTGACTTGTCCTTCAACAATACCCATGCGTGGGAAAATAGAGTGTCCTAACGAATCGAGAGTATCTCTAACAATTTGAGATTTAGCTGATTGAATGGGTTTGAGGTAATCCGCAGGACACGAACCGATAGCTGTGTGTGGTTCTGGATCTGGACAGAACATAACGATTGGTAAATCGTCCCAAGGCTCGGCATTTAAAATATGCAGACCTTCACCAATGGTGCAAACTCTAACGAGTTCATCCACACCATCGTCGTCCAAATCATAATGTACAAAGTGTTCAATGTATAAAACAGATTTAACTTCTGGTGAATCTGGGTACACCATATTGTCAAATGGGTTTCTAGCTTCTTGTTCTTCAAAAGATTGTGGATCTAATAAGTAACCACCTGAACCAGCGTACTCTTCAATCTCTTCTTTGTCGTAACCCATAGCAACGAGTTCACCAACCGTTTTAATCATACGGTGAGCAACGTAAGAAGAATCGTTGAGCGAGCGTGCGTGTCTGGCAATCAAGACTTCTTCTGGTGGTACAGATTCAACGCAGACTTGGTTCTTAGCTTTGACTCGTCTAATTTTTAGATCGTAAGAAACTGGTATCTCTTGCACCACTTCTTGTTGCGATACTGGATCAAATGTCGTGATGGTTTCTGTTGTGGCAACCTCTTCTAAGATTTCAACGTCTTTATCTAAAACGAGGGCTTGGTAAGAAGGGGGAGAAATATTGGTGTACTCGTGGGTTGTGGTCGATAGCGAATCGTCCCAATAGGCTTTAACAAAGCCAGCCTTTCTTACCAAGGCATCTTTAAAGGCATCGTACAAGACTTTAAAGCCTGGATTCTTTTCTTGCACAATGTAGTTAATGTAATCGGTTTGTTGTTGGGCGATGGGAATGTCCTCTGGATTTCTTGGGACAAATTCAACCACTCGCTTTGTACCAAAAAAGGTACGCATGATTTGTGGCAACATGAATAAGACCGTATCTCTAACATCGGTTGAAACGTAATAAGATTGCAAAGAGCTATTGGGATCTGGTTCATTACCAAGATAGTATTCAGTTGATTCTGCTCGTTCTTGTCCGATTTGATTGCAATAATCTTCGGCATCGTCCATCTCGTTCTTGAGATAGCTTGATAAATCGCTTAAATCTTGCTCTTCAGATACGATTTCGATTTGTTCTTCGATCTTTTCTTTCTTTTCTGCCATGTGTTATTTGCGTTTTTTATTTTTTGTTCTTGCTAATAATTCATCAAGGAATTTACCAACTTCTTCTGGATTTAAACCTTTACCCATACCAGCTCTTAGTCTTTGTCTTGGTAATACCACCTCACCTAAATCTTCGTAAGGTAATCTTGATGGTTTCAATTCAACCTCAAGACCAGGTTCTGCTCGTGCTATGCCACTTGGTAATTTCAGACGATCAGCCATTATTTTAGCTTGTCTTGCTTTTAATTTTTTTATTCCTTTCCCAATACCGCTTAATTTCTTTGCCATTTATATTTCCTTATCCAACTCTAATTATTTTAGATTTTAGAGGTTTTCTGAAATTATACCCTAAATAAGTCATACTGCCACCACCTACTGCACTTGTTGCCATAGTAAGCGCAAGGGCATCTGCTCGGTCGGGCGACTTCACACCTCGTTTACGCATTTCCTCTTTGCTCTCAATTTTTATTTTACCCGTTGAGGTATATTTGTAGCCAGGCGATGCTAGTTCACGCACGAGTTCTTCATCTTCGGGTAAACGGCAATCACGGCCACCCAACCACTCTTTAATTTTAAACCAAAGTTCAGCTCTAAGGTTTAAATAATTCTTTTTACTTGAGGGCGACTCGGCGACGTTGATGCCACGCACGGGTAAGTTAAGTTCACGCAAGCGGTCGACCACGCCCGAACCAATACCAATCACATCGACCA